AGAAATTACAGATATTGACAAGATGATTAAGAATAACTTTGATGAAACAAATAGAAAGTTTGAAGAGGTAAATAAAGCAGTTAATAGCTTAGATGCTAATTTAGAAAAAGCGAATAAAATTGAAAAAGATGTAGAAGAATTACAGAAACGTCATTGATTATACTGATAAATATTAATACAATTGTTTAATATTTCACTATCTTTACCAATATATCCTTTTTGATCTTTCAATAATTGAAATGCATTTTCAAAATATTCGAAAGCTTTATCATTCATATTATTTTTATGATAAAATATACCCATTAAATGATTAGCATCAGCACTATTAATAGTTGCCAATCGTTGAAAAATAGTTTCAGCATCTTTAACACTTCCATTTTTATTCATTAACTGTAATAACTTGATATAATCAGGATTAAATATTAATAAATTATTTTTATTAAATGAACTAGGTAATATACCTATTTTTGAACCTTCTAAAAATAAATGTTTATTAACAATACCAATTTTAACATCTACATTGTCATATATATATTTAGATAATTGAACTCTCATACTATATTTATGTTCATTAAAGTTTTCATATAACCTTTTAGCTAACCTACCTGTTATCATATATGCTGATTTTGAAGCAATAATATTAGGATTTCCAGTTAATCTATAATTAATAAATTCTAAAGGAACACTATCATTATTTTGTGTAGATAATCCAATAATACCAATGTCATAATCTTTCATAATAGTATCTTTAATTTTAATAAATTCCTTAATATGACTTAAATGTTCATTTAACATTACATTATCATCTTCTAATACCAAACAGGTTTCGTTTTCATCAATAGTATTATAAACCAATCTATGTCTTTCAATATTATCAGCCATATATTTGTTAATATTAACAATAGATTTATCAAAATCTTCAATACCAGTTTGTTGTAATTTAGTTTTATTAATATATTCTATATCTTTATCAATAGTAATAATATCAAAATCATCTTTAATATATTGTAATATGGTATCAATATATTTTTTACGATTATTAAATCTATTGGATGTTAAAATAAAACATTTCATTTAAGAAATATATAAAAATGATTTCTTATATAAAAAACTAAATATGCTAGAGTTCTGCGAAGTTTGTCAAAATCTTTTATACATTACTGTTAATAATGATAAACTTATTAAAGAGTGTAAATATTGTGATAATACAATAGAAAATGATACTACTTTTATGAAAATAATAGAAACAAATTATAAAACAAATAATATTTTATATCAAAAATATTATGCAGAATTTTCAGATAAAAACATACCAATAAATAAATTATTAGCAAATGATCCTACATTGCCTAGAATAATAGATTCAAATATTAAACCACCAAGCAATTATAAACATACTGTTGATAAACCAGTAGCATATATAAAAAATATTGATGGAACATATTTATGGATTTCAACTGCAACCGGTGAGATATGGCATTAAAAAATGATATTAAAACATTTTATTATAATTAAAATAATATGGGTTCTTTGTTAAAATACGTTGAATTTGATGATATTAATATAATTCGTGAAAATATTAAATCTAGTTTAGATGATGTTTCACTAGCAAAAAAATTATTATACAAATATGAATTTACATCCTTAATAGGATTAAGAACAAATGATTTAGCTAATAATATGCCTCCGTTTATAAAAATTAATGAAATTAAAAATAATATGGATTATCGTAAAATAGCTATAGAAGAATTAAAACAACGTAAATTATATTATACCATTGTTCGTAAAAACTTTGGTAAAAATATTTACATTAGTGTATCAGATCCTAATTTAGATTTTTCAGCAGTTGAACATCTGTTTGATACTTAATATGTAAATGTGTAAATTCTTCAAAAACTTGACGTGTTTCAATAGTATGTTCTAAACTATGTAATTTATTAATATCAATTTTAACATCAGTGTTATATTCTTTATGAATAATACTGATATACAAATTTGTTATTAACTCATTTTTTATTAAATAATTATATATACTAGCACCACCTATATAATAGCATTGATCATTTTTATATTTGGTTAAAGCTTCCTCAATAGAATTAAGCACTATAACATCATAGTTTTTTAATAATTCTTCTTTTTTTTCTTTAGATCTAGTTAGAACTACATTTATTCTATTAAGTAATGGTTTTTTAGGTAGTGAAGACCAAGTATTATATCCCATAATAACAGTAGCATTGTTTGTAATAATTTTAAACATTTTTAATTCATCTTTAATATTCCATGGTAATTTGTTATTTATACCAATACCTCCATTTTTACAACAGGCTAAAACTACATTAACCATTTTTAATATACACTATTTAAATAAATCCTATGATAATAATATTTGTTATATTATTAGTTTCATTTTTAATATTTATATACATAGCACATATTATGATAGATGCTGAAATAATTAATTTTTTAATAAAAGATGATGATGAATATTGTTCTTCTATGTCAAAACCTGATATTAGAGCAAGAAAAAGTATAGATTATAAAGATTACATTAAACGTGTTGTTAAAGAACAAAGAACATCTAATAAAGAACTTAATATCAAAGATTATATAATATTATTTTTTGCTTGTATTCGTGCTGATTTATATTTTTATAATTTAGATCACGAACTAATACCTAAAAATAATTATATTCATAAAATATTATGGAAGTTTGCTTTTATCAAATCTAATTCATATGAAAATAAATATCCACATACTCGTAATGATATTATATTTATACATATTGATTTATTAAAATCAATATATACTATTGAAAAATATTATGATTTTGTAGCATTATTAATTCACGAAAAATTACATATTTATCAACGTTATAATAATATTGGTATTGATAACGTTTTATTAAAACATAATATAGAAAAAAAACATCTTCGTAAATATTTTAAATTAGTTAGAGCCAATCCTGATCTTAATGATTGGATATATAGTGATACAAATGGTAAATTAATGATGTCAATTTATAATTCACCATATCCTAGTGGAATTAACGATGTTACTAATAAAACTGAATATGAACATCCATATGAAATGATTTCTTATATAATTGAAAATAAATATAGATATGGCAATTAATTATTCAAATGTTAGGGATATTATTAATATACAATATCAAGATAGAAAATTAAAAGATGGTAGTATGTCTTTAAATAGTTTATATTATGATTTTTTTAAAACAGATATGAATAGTATATTAACTGACAATATTATTACAGAAGGTATAAGTAATATGTTAGGAATTAAAACAGATGAAGATAAAAGACAAGATGAATTAGATCTTAAAGAATTAGAAAGTAAATATCCTATTGTATATAATAAAGTTAAATATAAATTGTATGGTTACACTTAAAAACTAGACGTTTTTAAATTGTAAAATGAGTGATAATTATATTTTGGAATTAAAAACAGTTCAAGCAACTACATTTAAACAAGTTATTGATGCTTTAAAAGAAATATTAGTAGATGTTAATTTTGAATTTGATGAAACTGGTTTAAAAATAATGGCAATGGATACTAGTCATATAGTTTTAATATTTGCTAAGATGGAAGCAGACGAATTTGAATCATATAAATGTATTGCAGAAAATGGTAAAATCTTTGTAGGATTAAATATGTTTAAATTACATACAATTATTAAAACTATAACTAATAATGATATGTTAACCTTGTTTATAGAAAAAGAAAATCCAAATCAATTAGGTATTAAAATTGAAAATCCTGATAAAAATTATAAAACAACTTATAAATTATATATGTTAGATATTGATGTTTTAAATATTAAAATACCTCCAGTTGATTTTAATACTACAATCACTATGCCTACTGTATATTTTCAAAAAATAATTAGAGATATGTATAATATTGCGGAAACAATAGAAATTAGAAGTGTTGATAAAAACTTATATTTAAATTGTAAAGGTGAATTTTGCACTCAAGAAACTGTAATTGGTATTGATAATAATTATAGCGTAAATATTAAGAAAAATGATGAAGCAGATACGAATATCATTCAAGGGTTATTTAATTTAAAATATATTGCGATCTTTACAAAATGCACTAATTTATGCGAAAAAGTTGAAATATATTTAAAACAAGAATATCCATTAATTCTTTGTTATAAAATTGCAAATTTAGGAACTATCCAATTAGCATTAAGTCCTGAAATTAATAATACAGGTTAAAGTTTTGCTAAATTAGAAGACATAATATTATAAACCTTATCTTTATATTCTTCTACATTATCCATTGCTTTTACCAAAGGCAATACTTGAATTGTTGTTTTAAAATTATTATTAAGAAGTAGTTTTGTCCATCCGTGAAATGGATTTTCTTTTTTATACCAATAAAATGTAGGATCAACAGTATGATCTTTATATTTTATTATAATAGGTAAAATATCAATACCTGTAGCAAATGCACCTGTTTTAAAAGGAGCTATATTTTTACCAACTGGTATTGGATTCATAGCATCCGGGAATATAACTAAGACATTATCATTTGCTTTTCGTTTTTTTACATTTTTTTTTATAGTTTCCACAGTTCCACCTTCTTCAACTATAATACAACCTAATTTTTCTAAACATATCTTTGTTCCTATAAATACTTTATCCGCATTTTTAGCTGCTAAATATTTAATTTTACCAAAAACACCTGATAAAATAATACCATCCCATAACGATATATGATTTGATACTATTATAAAAGGTTTGTCCGTTTTACAATAATTATCAAATAATTCTTTATTAATTATAGTTATGTTTGATAATCTACATACATTTAATAATAATTTTATAAAGAATTGAGATAGATTAGGAACATATTTTTTAGGTGTTAATACTAATATTAGAAAATAGAAAAATGCCAAAATAATAGAAACAATTATACGTAATACTATCATATATTAATCACTTGTATGCTTTTTATATAATAATGTTGAAAACTTATTAATATTAATGTTATATGATTCAGGATTAACTAATTCATTGTTTTGTAACCATATACGTATTACATTTGCATTTTTTTTAGGAGTTATAGATATTCCATTAATATTCGTATTATAACATTCTTTATTACTTAAAGTTTCACTTAAAACTTTTCCACATAAATCAAACCATTTTTCATCGGCTTCTTGTGTAGTTATTTTATATGAAAAACAACCACCATTAATATTATTACTATCTTCCCATCTAGGCATAATATCATCACGAAAAATAAAAAACATTCCTTTTAACCAATAATTATCTTGATTTAAAATTTTATAAATCTTGCAAAAATCTTCTACCGAACTAATAGTAGCTATATTTTTGAAACTAGTATTATCCCAATTAGCAGAGTTATCGTGGAAATATAAAGTCCAAATATCATTAAGATACTGCTTTTCCATATTTATTAATAATAAATATTACTTCTTATATAAAAAATATATTTTTACATTTACAAATGGATAGTTGCTTTTATTCAAGTATTGTATTTTTAATTTTAGCATTAGTTTTAGATAACTTTATTTTTAAAATATTATTTCTATTATTATGTATAACTTCAAGTATATTTCATTTATATGACCACGAAATTTATCCACAAAGAGAAATATATAATATTTATTATTATGATATGCTTTCTATATTACTTATATCATTATATATTATTACTAATAATATTACATATAGTATTGTTATAGCCTTAATAATAATAATATTATTCAAAAAAATAAATAGATTTTCAACTTGTTTTTATCTTGTAGGATTACTTAAAATTATTTATTATTTATCTAAAAAATACAATAATGTTTTAATTATAACAATAGTTATAATTGCTTTTATTTCATTTTATGATAATAATATCAAATATACTTTATATCCTTACCATATCAGTTGGAAACCTGCAAATGCTTTAATATGGCATACTTGTAATGCTAGTTTATTATATTTATATTTACAATAAATATTCTATTATTTTCTCAGCTTTTTTTACACCAATACTATCTATAGCTTGTAAATATTCACTTGGATTCTCCCAACCCTCTAAAGTTGCTATAAAATCTTTCATACTATTATGTTCTTCCGCTATTTTTAATGCTATTTTTTGATTTATCATTGGTATTTGACATAATTGTAAAATAAAACAATTCTTTTTATCTATATTTTCAATCTTTGTTGTTTTCGTTTTAACTGTATTAACATATGATGTTTCTTTTGTTACAAATCTTGAAGGATTATCCACCAATTTATCATAAATTACTTTAATTGCTTTTACAGTATTAGATGTTGAATTAGTAAAAATAATAGGAATACGATCACGTAATAAAGTATTTATATATGCCGAAGATAGTCTTCTATCATTATTAAATATATCATCGTTTTCAATAATATACAAAGATTTGTCATAATTATCTAGAATGCGTTGCTTTTGATTTTTCCATCTACCATCTTTTATTGATGCTAAAGCATCACATATTGTTTTTCTTTCAATTAAAATATTACAAAAATCATTTGTTATTAGTATATCACCAATATCTAATTGTTCTATTGATATTGGTATAGTTGGATAATATTCTTTGAAAATTTCAATTAAACTTTTCTCTCTTGTATCTATTTTAATGATCATATTACTTTATAATAATAAAGTTTTAAGTGATAATATATTTTCTATAAAATTTATTGTTATATTTTTATAAAAGTGATAAAAGGATAGTTATCCTTCTATCAATC